ACCACTGTGCCAACAAATATTTGTGTAAATTCGGATGCAGGAATATTAACAGGGGTGCCAAGTGACACCCCCGTCATATCTGCAGTTTTAACCAGCGCCACGGGGTTGGATGAATCCACCCCCAACGACGCCAAAAAATCATTGTCGAAAATCGCCGACACAGGATTGCCGCCAATCGTGGCGACCACCCCAAAGTCCGCAAAGAACACATCACGATCTTCGACTAAGCCCATTATACTTGAGCCTTCTGATATTCAGACCACAACGCATCACGCTGTGCAGCGTTAATTGAAGCAAGCCCACCAATAGATTTAAGCGCGCCGACATCTGGCAAACCGCCGTTCGTCCATTGATCAGTGTTGCCCGCTTCAAGATTGGCAATTGCCGCTGTAAAAGCTTCCAAGGACACAGTATCGGCACCTGTCGCATCTTCAGCACGACGCATACCGATGAGAATGCCCGCATCACGGACACTCACATCTTTAGGAACCTGATACGTCTTGCCTGCTACCAAGCCACCAGAGGTGGCCCGACAGTTAGACAAAACGCGAATAGCTGTGATTGTATTTTTAGTAGCCATTCCGCACCTACCTTAAACAGTCAACGCATCAAGCATTGCGCTAAATGATTCAGCATTACGAACAGCCACATCAACATCTTGATGCGCAATCACACGAACAGTGCCAGAAGTTCCGCCAGTGTAAGGGTCAACCAATAGGTCAAGACCGCCCCACAAGCCAACAACCAAATCAGAGAAGTTGCCATAGATAATGGAAGAACAAACGCCAACCGATGTGCCTTTGGTCAAATTGGAAGGCACCGCATTGGTGACCTCACCTTTATAACCATTCAAAGGATCTGCGCCTTTATCCCAAACACGTTCAGCATTTGAGCCAGCATCAACAAATGTTTTCTTCAACTTACCGCGAACTTTCGCGTTGGTTAAATAACCCAAAGAGCCAACATCAGCATCAGCCACCGCAACATCCGATTCAAGATCAACGATATGCCCCCAAGTTGGAGCAAGTCCATTCGTGCCGCCTGCAACATCACCAATACCAACAGTATTCAAAATACCTGTTGGCTCATTCGCGCCGCCACCTTGGATTGCACCAAGCTGAATTGCCAAACCAAGTACCGATGCCAAATCATTTTGCACAAATCCTTCGACACCAATGGATGATTGTTTCAACAGTTTGCGGCTAATATCAGTAAAAGCGCCAACCGTTTTAGGCGACATGTTGACCTGACCAACAACCTGTTGGCTTTCAGTCGGTGCGCCTGATTCAGCAAGCCAGTATGCAGTCGCGCCACCTGTCTGTTTTGGAATAGCAATATCACCAACCAAACCATCAAGGAATTGCGTGCCCATACCTGCGATGACCATTTTATTGCGCAATTGCTCAATAAAACTACCTGACATCAAATCAGTGCCCACCAAGTTGCCGCCTGCCGTAGCTGCACCGGCATTCAAATCACGACGCTGCACATCATATGGCACAAACAAGCCTTGAGCCGAGCGACCCAACCGCTGGCCTACAGCTTCAGAACATTCACGTTCAAAGGTTGCAGCATCTTGAGCCTTACGGTCAGCAGGGTTTGCCAATGCATGCAATGCGCGCACAATAGAATAACGTTTGACTTCGACACCCGACATGCCGATTTCAGCAGTTTGCGTCGGCTGTGTTGCAGCCTTTTTAAGCAATTCAGCTTTCAAATCATCCACACTGCGATTGGCAGCGATAAATTCCATGGCCATTTTCTCACCATCATAATGTTTAAATTGCGTACCAAGTGCCACCAAATCAGTCACACGTTGACGCTCACTTTTAACACCACGCTGCTCAATAGCAGTTTCGTCAATTTTATTTTCTCCAGGCATATCAACACTCCTTACTTCAATTTTTGTTTCTTTTTTTACTTCTATTTTTTGTTCAGGTTCTTCAATAATTTCAATCGTTGATTCAACATCAGCAGAACGGCCAACACCGACGGTTGCGTCAGCTGGCACAGATACCATTGACACCTCAAACGGCTCCCAATCAGTCACGCGATAGATGTCCCCATCATCACCAGACTCTTCAAGGAGTGCTTTATGAATCATATAACCCACAGACACATGGCTGCGTATACCGTCTTTTACATCTTGAAAGATTTCATCAGCCCGCGCGCCTTTCCCAAAACGCACCACGGCACGGCCTACCTTGTCCGCACCGATGACAACTGATTCAATCACACCAACATGATCACGACTGTCATGATCCATAAGAAGAGGGCCACCATTGTTCAAACGACCCAAGCGAATTGAGGCTTTTGCATGGTCTAAAACCTCAATGCCCCAATAGCGTTCATAAGGTTCTTCACTGGAAAATGCCAACTCAACCGTGCGTGCATCTTCATCAATGGACTTTTTCTCAATCTTTAAATAGCGAGCCTCTTTTGAACCAGGCTTAATATGTTTTGGCATCACTCACCTCATAATGGGCAATCATTGTGATAAAAACGGAAGCGGTTAAGACAACGCTTTCACTCTTCATTTTTACCATCCGCTTTGCCGTCTTCAGTTGCATCATCCAATGCATCATCATCCTGTTCATCATCTTGTGTATCATTCAAACTTGGCTTTGAAGCGACTGAATCAGACTGATTTAAACTGACACCTTTATCCTTGAGCATTTCTTCAAATCGCTTCAACTCTTCAACCACCTCTTCAACATCAATACCCATTGAGGCTGCAACGCGTTGCGGGCTAGATAAGCCATTGCGAATAGCCAAAAGGTTGGTTTGCATATCTCTAAGCGGATCCACCCAAGACCAACGACGGCCCTGCCAGTTATGCATTTGGAATTTTTCTTTTTTCGCAGCGGGTAAAGGCGCGCCGCTTGGCATTTTTATTGCGCCACTAAGCAATCCCATTTCAAGCCATGCCTCATAAAGCGGCATGAGAAAAGCTTCAACGAACCAGTTTTGCATCATCGTCCATTCATCACGCTCTTCTAAAGTGCCCGAACGAATACTTGAAAAGCTCACGCCCTCAAGATCATTGGCAAAAGAGTTGTAAGCCACACCAAAACCAGAAGCAATGCCACGTAGGCAAGACTTCATAAACATATCAAATTGTTGGTGCGGATAGGCAGGGTCAAACGGTATGAAATTTGTACCTTCTGGCGCAACAGCAAATGTTCCCGCCTCCATATCCATTTCAAAATCTCCGCCAGCATCTTCACCATCTGCGATGTCTGCAGGATTACCATCAGGTGTGGTGAAAATACCCATTTTGGAAGCCCCAGCACGCGAAGCGATAATGGCCGCTGCACGATAAGCGCCCAAATCATTAAGCCTGAGCATTGCAGCATGCATCCACGGAATACCACGCGCACTTTCAGGTTCATCATCGGGTAAAAAATCATGCAAAACATCTGCGGCAGGCACACGCTCACGTTCACGCGATCCACTAAGCCCGCCATTCGGATGACTCTTAAAAATCCAATAAGCCACAGGGCGGCGATAAGGATCCATTTCAACGCCCATCACCACGGCATTGCTGCTATGGGTAGGAGCAATATTCATGGTGGTATCAAGACGCTCAATATCAAGGATCTGATAAGCAAAATTAAATTCATTACCAGCAGCTTTGCCACGGATCAAACGCACTAAAAATTCACCATCTCTAGCTGCGGAAGTAATCAATGCCCGTTCAGCATCAGCTTGCGAATAACGCCCTGAAATCTCACAAATGCCTTTGCGGCCAAATCGCTTGAAGGCTGATTCAAGAGCTAAAATCGCTGCCTTGTCGGGCTTGCCTGGCGTATCCGATGCTTGCACCTGAAGGGTAAAGCCAGTTGGCCCCACCACATTACGACGAACCATACGACCAAACTTTTTGGCATATTCGTTGTTTCTAAAAAGGTCGCGTGAACGGCGGCGCATCAAATCAATCTGACCACGAAGCTCACGGTCAATGCTGATACTCGAAGCCATAAAAGAAGCCGTTAAACGATCTACCTTGCCTGCCTCAAAACCACGACGAGCCACATTGCGAACAGGCGGCACAACCGCCGTTTTCTCCCACGGTTTATACCAGGCCATTTAAAACCTCACCTTAATCACATTTTGTCGAGGCAATCCAGCAGCCACACGATCAGCTTGCTTTTCCGAATACACTTCGCGGCGGTATTTATCACGCAAAACCAATAAATCAGCCACTGGGATATATTTCATGGTACGCCCTGCAACCTGATATTCAGCAACACCGGGCTTCCGCCCTTCAATCCAATCTTCAATGGCTTTCAATGTTTTTACTGCATGGCTTCTGGCATCCAATCCGCCGACCGCATCTGCAAAAGAGGCCATAATTTCAAGCTGACCTGATCCAACCGTAAATTCTTGTATTCCGTTATTCACTTTCGCTTGCCAGCTATAATTGCCAGCAGTCCATCCGCCTGTCGTGGCAGTAGGCACGCTGATTAGATGGTCTTTGCCATCTGCTGTTGAGCTGAATACGATTAACGTGCCTGTTTTGACTAACGCATAAGAAAGCACCCAACCCTCATCAGCAGGATAATCAGCCAGTGATTTTTTCCATGTGGCTGTATCGCCTGCAATATGTTTTGTTGGTTCTGTTGTTGGAATTTTGAATGCCATAACCCGCATGGCTAAGCACGAAAGTGGAAACGGTTAAGACAACCCTTTCACTTTTTCTGTAATTGCTTCACCTTGGCAATGGCTTCCTGCTCTTTGATAATTTGACGAATGCGCCTGGTGCTTAATGGTCGATAACGACGAGCCAAAAAAGCAGTGCGCTCACCTTTTTTATAATCCTTGAAAATACGCTCATCACGCTCGCGCCGCCCCTCTTTGTCATCATCTGTTTTGCCAATATAAACACGGTCACCGCCCCAATCATGACGCATCTTACTCACTACATCTTTGCGCATTTCTTCTGGAAAAACCTCATCACCAAGACAAGCCCCTAGCCGCTGCACCAAATCATTTAAAATGTCATTTTCAGCCATGAAGTCTCCCTAAATCATGATGCATTATATCAAGTGAAATCGATCTGTTTTTTTTTGTATTTTTATTTACCATTGGGTTGCAAACGACCCACGTTTCTTCCGCCTCAAACGCCGTGTTTTTGGAGCATCTTCAATGGCATCATCAGCCTTTTCCACTTCAACTTCGATAGGATTCAGCGCGCTGCCTGGCTCAAGCATCACTTTCAAACGATCCCAATATTGTGCAGTTTTATTACCACGACGATCGCGGCCAATTCTTACCAATTTATGATGGCCAACCGCCCATGCATAAACCAAGGTGTCCAAGGGTTCATTGCGTTTATATTTGGCACCCAATCGCTGTACATAACGCTTTTTCTCTTCATCAAATACTTCAGCCAAAATGCCGCTGTAATAATCATCAGGCAAATCAAGCGGGAATCTAAAAGACCGTTGCTGCACAGCCACATTGCCATCCGATGAAAGCTTGCCATAGATGTAATCTTTGCAGTGTTCCGTACCCACATTCCACACAACATAACCATGCCGAATGACTTTATTGCGCTGATTTTTATCCGGTGATGAGCCTGATTGTGCAATCGCACGACCCAGCCTTGTTGTTGAACCTTGAATGGAGAACACCCGAACTTTAAACGTTTTCCGCATCACGAAATCTTTCACCTGTTCGGTTCTATGCCCACGGCTATCAATAGCCACCGCTGCAGGTAACAATTCCTTGCCCCAAGCATTCACAACAGGCTTGTGGATTTCGCTTTCAAGCTGATCCCATACCTCAGTCAAGGCCGTGTCACCCATGATTTGCCCATGCTCGATGATGGCATTGGTATCATCTGGCCCCCACGCCAAGCGGGTATATTCCAGCCATGTATCCTGAACATCCACGCCGATGGTGAACACCAAAAAGCCAGGTGGAATGGTTCCGCGTGCATAATTGTCTTCAATGGCACGCTTGATCAACTCGGCTTCTTTCACATCGCTGTTGTTGGGTTTCCAAGTTTCGCCAAGCGTCGAGTTCACAAATACTTTCAACAGCGCATGATCTTTGTGGATTTTTCTAAATAGCTTCACCAATTCCAACCAGCTTGGGCCCAAGCCAATCGGGGCATATAGCGTGCTGACATGATAGCTGCGATGATCTTTAATTTCGGGATGTTCTGGCTTCCAATAGGCCGTGCCACCATGGCCACGCTCTGCCAACAACGTCGGTTTCATATGCTCTGGAATTTCACAGCCGCAATGCTCGCAGGCATACCATGCTTCAGTCAGCAAGGCATCGGCAAATATATTCGTCCATTTTAAAGGCTGATGCTCCATGCAATGCGGGCACTGAACATGATATTTGCGCATGTCACCCGCTTTATATTCACGTTCAATCAGGCTGGCACCTTCGACGGTTGGCGTTGATGCCTTCAAAAATTTGTATCGTGTGTGAGCCTTCACCCGAGTGCGGCCCAACTCCACAGGGTCACCCTCTTCACCGACCTCTTGCGGGAAACGGTCTAAATCATCCATTTCCAATACTTTGACGGTTTTCTGTGCATAGCTGTTTGGGGAGTTACCACCCGCAAGGAAAAGCACGCCGCCAGGGAAATCAATCATGTCTTTGGAGTTCGCCGCATCACGACGGCGGATGCCACCAATTAAATCGCGCACCACGCCAGTGTCCGTCAACAATGGATTCAGCTTTTGCACACGCCATGTATCCCGCGCATCCAGTGTCGGCATCAATACCATCACCGCGCAAGGGTCGTGATGCATATAATAACCAATCGAACCAATGAATGGCCCTTCGGTCACCCCAACCTGTGATGCCTTCATGATGGTGATTTCACGAACAGGCGATGACAACGACATGCCATCCATAATCTCACGCAAAATAGGGTTCCGTGATGTACGCCATAAGCCGGGCTCTGCTGATCCTTTACTGGTCAAGATGCGATGCTTATCCGCCCATTCACTCACCAACAACCGTTCACGTGGTTTGCTTGCTTTGGCAAATGCACCATGCAATACATGCCTGGCATCAGCCAAGCCCGATTCAGTCTGCATCATTCAGGCTTGCCAAAACTGCCAGACAGTTGGCGACTAATTTCATGCAGCACATAATCGAAACGCTCACCAATAGCGGCGTGGATCCGCGCCGGGTCAGCTTCAGCCGCCAATTCGGCAGACAATTGATCCTGCGCATTCTGCAATGCCATACGCACCAACGTGCCCAACTCAGCACCTGCCTTTTGTACCTCGGCAACATCAACCAGCTGGCCAATTGATTTCTTATATTCGGCCTCTTGCTGCAATGCCTTGAAATGCTCATTTCTGGCACGCGACGCTTGATAGCTGTTCACATCAGCATCGGCCTTGGCTTTTTCGGCGGGATCAACCGCCGCTTTTTCTGCACCTCGATCATCAGCATGCCGCTTGCTCACATCATCACGATTCAAATCACGCGTTGCTTCAATCTTGGCCAGTGATTCATCGACCAATACCACCCAACGTTTGCCCTTGGGCTCAATCACCAAGCGTCC